GCCCTCGCCGCAGCTCTGGTATGGACCGGGGCTTGACACGGTGGGGGTGGCTTGTGACAGGGTTGCACCCACATCCCCAATATTGGGTATGAGATTCACAAAGACACAAGTCCGCGAGGGGCGCAGGGGCGTGGTACAAACCCCCTCGGAGGGCACCACGATGAGTCCCCGGCCCGAGGGTGCCGGGGTTGCATGGGGGAGTGAGAAGTGGCAGCAGTACCGGTGACGTCGCTCGACGACGTGGAGCAGTACCCCTGGTGGTCAGGGATGTTCAACGAGTTCGACGGCGAGGGCACCGCCCTGATGCTGATCCACGACGCGGACGACCGCTACCACCAGCCCCCCCGGGGCTGGAGGCTGGCGAGCATCCAGCGGGAGAAGCCCGTGCTGTGCTCGGACAACGGGGCGTGCATCCCGGGTGCCCAGTGCGTCCTGGGGGCCGTCGAGGTCTTCTGGTGGGAGCGGGCATGAACCCCGACTGGGTACCCCCGGCGTACCTCTCGCCCTCGCAGATCTCCAGTCTCACCACCTGCGGCGAGCAGTACCGCCTGACCCGGGTGGAGGGCGCTCCCGAGCGGCCCATGTGGGCCGGGATCGGTGGCAGCACGGTCCACAAGGTGACCGAGCTGCTGGACGAGAAGCCCATCGACAACCCCGACATCGAGACGCTGTTCGCGGAGATCTTCCAGCAGTGCCTGGACGAGGCCAAGGAGCGTCACCCCGAGTTCGACCCCTCCGAGTACTACCGCTCGGGCCGCGCCTCCAAGGAGTGGCCCGAGAAGGAGGGCCCCGAATGGTGGGCCAAGAAGGGCCCCGGCTTCGTGCGGGCCTGGCTGGCCTGGCGCCAGGGCATCGACCTGGAGTTGTGGGAGGTGCCCGACGACGACGGCGAGCTGCACCCCGCCGTCGAGGTCGAGGTGAACGCCAGCATCCAGCAGCCCCCGGGGGACGACCTCCGAGTCCGCTCGATCATCGACCGGATCTTCATCGACCCCAACGGGGACCTGCGGATCGTGGACATCAAGACCGGCAGCCACACCGACGCCTGGCCCCGGCAGATGGCCTACAACGCCCTGGGCGTGTGGCACACCTTCGGGGAGCGGGTGCGCTGGGCCGGCTTCTGGTCGGCCCGCAAGGGCGGGGTCCAGGAGTGGACCGACCTGACCCGCTACAGCGACGACTGGCTCTGGAGCCAGGCCCAGAAGGCCAAGGCGATCCGGGACAACCAGCTCTTCCTGGCGGCCCCCACCAACCTCTGCACCTCGGCCTGCGGCGTGCGTCAGTTTTGCGTGGCCATGGGGGGCACCCCTTTTTTTCGACGTAATGCAACAGTGACACAGGCAACTGTGGCACAAGAGGAGGGCTAGACAATGGTTGGACAAACCGCGCGGGAAAAGGAAGCCATCGAGATCCTGCGGTGCGCCGCTGGGGTCATCGAGCGCAACGGGCTGCACAAGGGCAGCTACTGGAAGGGGCTCAACAGCGACGACATCGGCTTCCTGGACATGGGCCACGCCCTCCGGGACCTGATGAGCGGGGGCGAGGAGCCCAAGTGCTGCACCCTCGGCGCCCTCTACTGGAGCGCCGGTGAGGTCTTCGGCCACCGCGAGCGCCCCATCGTCTTCGACGCCATCAACCAGGCCCTCGGCCTGCACGAGTCCGACATCCCGGACTGGAACGACAAGCCCAGCCAGCGCAAGGACCGCGTGGTCGCAGCCCTGCGTCGCGCCGCCAACCACCTAGAGGAGATGACCAGCCGATGAGCGAGACCGACACCTACACCGTGAGCTTCAAGACCGGGCCGGGCTACGACGCCGCCCTGGTCGTGGTCCGGGGCGACACCCCCCAGGAGCTGGAGGACAACATGATCAGCCTCCACGCCTCGGTCCTGGAGAGCGTGGTGGAGACCCAGGGCCTGCTCTTCGCTGCCGCTGGCGTGGCTGCGCCGGCCCCCCAGGCGGCGCAGGGCGCCCCGGCCTGGGCCGGGCAGCAGCAGGCACCGCCGCCCCAGCAGCAGGGCGGCACGGGCCGGTTCTGTGAGCACGGCCAGCGCTCGATGAAGACCGGCAACGGCAAGCGGGGTCCCTGGACGGGCTACTTCTGCGCCCTGCCCAAGGGCACCCCCGGCGCCTGCGACGTGGTGTGGGAGTAGGCCATGTCCGTCGATGTCGAGGTCCGCCCCGAGGCGGATGCGTTCACGCTCGTGGGTGACCAGTTCGCCATCGAGCTGCCCTGTGACATCGGGCAGGTCTGGCCCGAGCTGGACGCCCCGCACGGACCGGCCAAGTGGATCGGCCTGAAGAGCTGCGGCCACCACCGGCTGATGTGCGAGGAGTGCAAGGAGATGTACCTCAACCTCCAGGCCAAGTACGCGCACAACACCTGCGCCAACTGCGACGACCAGGCGCTCTTCACCGGCTTCGAGCTCATCTCCCGGAGGCCTGCGTGAAGCGCCTGTCCCGGGCCGTCAAGCGGCGCTCCATGGGTGGCAAGCCGCTGCCGGTCGTCCTCCAGGGCTTGCCCCCGGTGCGGCGCTCGGAGGTCACGATGGTGGCCGGGCAGCCCGGGGCAGGCAAGTCCCTGCTGGCGCTGTGGCACGCGCTCGGCTGGGTCGCGGAGGGGCTGCGGGGGATCTACTTCTCCGCCGACTCCGCCGAGCTGGGCCAGGCCGCTCGGGCCCTGGCGATGTCCACCTTCCACGTCTCGGTGGCCGACGCCGAGGCGATGCTGGAGCAGGACCACGAGTGGGCCATCCAGGCCATGGAGAAGATCAACAACCTCTTCTGGTCCTTTGAGGACGACCTGTCCTACGAGAACATCAACGACGAGATCGAGGCCTTCTGGGAGTTGTGGGGCGCCGCCCCCGACTTCGTCATCGTCGACAACCTCACCGACATCGAGGGCCAGGCCGAGGACGAGTGGGCCACCCAGCGCCGGGCCATGAAGGCCCTGGTGCAGATGGCCCGAGTCACCGACTCGGCCACCCTCGTGCTGCACCACACCTCCGAGGACGACCGGATCAAGGAGGAGCCATGCCCTCCCCGCAAGGCCATCGTTGGCAAGTGCTCGCAGAAGCCGGCCCTCATCTGGACGGTCTCCGAGAAGGGCAACCGGCGCCCGGTGGCCGTGGTCAAGGACCGGTTCGGCACCTCGGACAAGACCGGCACGACCGCGTCCTGGTACCGCCTGGACGAGAACAACCTGCACTGGAGTAGAGCATGAGCGGCAAGTCGGGCGGCAAGAGCAGCAAGCGCAAGCGCACCCCCAAGACCAGCAAGGGCATCCACGGGGCCACCAAGCACCCGCTCGACGAGGTGAGCAAGGTCCTGCTGGGCAAGGGGATGTACCGCTCCTTCAAGCCCCTGGGGACCAAGTCATGAGGCTCCTGGTCGGCTGGTGGCTCGACACCTACTTCCTAGTGCGCACCACCCTCCAGGAGTGGGGCAAGGCCATCGACCGAGCGATGGACTGGGAGGAGTGATGGGCCGGGTCCGCAACCTGGCTCGGGAGCGGCGCTACGACAAGCTGCGCCGCGTCTACGACTACCGGGCCCAGCGCGACGGCACGATCACCCGGCGCAAGCTCCAGGCGCTGCACGCCCTGGGCTACAGCCTCACCGAGATCGGACGCCGGATCGGCCGCGAGCAGCAGTCCGTGTCCGACACCCTCCACTCCACCGGGCCCGTGCACTGGCGCACCGAGCGGGCCGTGGCCCGCCTCTACGACGAGCTGGAGAACACGCCACTGGAGGGCCCCTACGCCCACCGCACGCGGCTGCGGGCACGCCGCCTGGGCTACGCGCCCCCGGCTGCCTACGACGACATCAACGACCCGCACGAGACACCCAAGGGAGTCCTTGCACCATGACCCAGACGTCCATCACCACGCGAGTGGCGAACAACCTGCGCGACCAGGGGGTCACGGTCTACCACCGGGGCCAGTGGGGCTCGCTCTACCCCGAGGTCTACCAGCAGCGGCGGACCACCCGGCCCGCCCAGCAGCCCGCCGACACGGTCTTCCAGCACATCACCGTGACCCGACCCACCGAGGACTTCCTGCACGACGTGCGGGTGGTGGAGCAGATCGGCTACGAGCGCTTCGGCTCGGGGGTCTCCTACAACTGGCTGATCAACATGGAGACCGGCGAGGTGGCCGTGGGCCAGCCGCTGGACGCCAAGGGCACGCACACCGTCAACATCAAGCGCCAGCCCCGGTTCTCCTACGACCAGAACCTGGTGGCCCGGGCCATCGCGGGGATCGGGATGCCCGAGACGGACTTCTCCAAGAGGGCCATGAAGAGCACGGCCAAGCTGCTGGTGGCGATGATCGAGGAGGGCGCGATCACCGAGGGGTTCGACTACAAGCCGCACTCCTTCGTGGCCTACAAGGACTGCCCCTGTGACGCGATGCGCAACGCGATGCCCGCGATCCAGAAGGTGGCGCTGAGCCGCCTGGCACGACGGAGGGACGACCGATGATCGTCTGCGAGAACTGCCACTGCTACCCGCACGCCAACTTCTACTCCCCGCGCCTGGACCGGCGCATCGACTTCTACCCGATGCGGGGGCACCGCTGATGTGGTTCGTCATCACCCTGGTAGCCGCTGTCCTGCTGCTCTCCTTCACCGTGTCCTACCTGGCCACCCGGCTGCTGGACACGCTGGCCCTCAATGAGGCCCTGAAGGCCGAGATCGACATCCTCGACCACTACATCGCCAATCGGTCCGCGACATGGAGGGACTGATGGTCAACCGCTACGCCACCGCTGCTGGGCGCAAGTACCAGCGGGACCTGATGAAGTACCTGCGCGACGAGCGCGGCCTGGACGCCGAGAACCTGGTGCTCACCGGCGCCGAGGACGAGGGCGACGTGATCCTCCGCTTCTGGCCCAGCATGACCGAGCCGCTGAAGGGCCCGGACGGGATGTCCCGGGTGGTGATCGAGGCCAAGCGGGAGAAGGGCTTCCACCTGGCCGACTGGATCAAGCAGGCCGAGGTGGAGGCGGGCAACTACGCCAAGCACCGGTTCCTGCGCACCCCCGAGGTCGGCTTCGTGGTGGTGCACGCCCGGCGCCAGCACTCCATCGGCAAGTCCTACGTGACCACCACGTTGGACGAGTGGCTGCGGAGTCACGGGCTATGACGTGCACCTACCGGATGAAGCGCGGCTGGTACTGCCTGCGCGACTGGGGGCACGCCGGGCCCTGCGCCCTGCGCCCGCACTGGTGGAACGTCCTCGACTGGTGGCGGTTCCGATGAGCCACACCGAGCCCGACCCCTGGCCCGAGGGGGTCCGGGAGACCCAGTGCTGGCTGTGCCACGAGCCGCCCGTCTACCACGACATCCTCGGCATCGGCTGGTGCCGCCTGCACTACGACCGGGCCTACCTGGAGGGTCGCCATGATCTCCCCGATTGAGGGCGTCCTGGACAAGTACGGGGTGGAGTACCGCCCCGACCGGGGCGGGGATCAGCAGGTCCGGTGCCCCTTCCACGACGACTCCCATGCCTCGGCCTCGGTGAACCTCGACAAGGGCCTGTTCTTCTGCTTCACCTGCGACGTGCGCGGGGATGGCGTGGCCATCCTCATGGCGCAAGAAGGGATCGACTTCCGTGAGGCCAAGCGCATCGCAGAAGAGCTGGCTGGGGGAGCTGGCCGAGCGGTACCACGCCAGCCTGGACGAGGCGACGGCCTCCTACCTGCTCGCTCGGGGCATCGGCCCGGACGACGCGCGTGGGTTTCTCCTTGGTCTCGTGGTCGAGGCTGACCCGGCCCACGCCCAGTACGAGGGCCGGCTGAGCATCCCGTTCCTCACGCCCACCGGCGTGGTCTCGATGCGCTTCCGCTGCCTGGAGGACCACAACTGCAAGGAGGCGGGGCACGGCAAGTACCTCTCGGTCACCGGCGAGGAGACCCGGCTCTACAACGTCCAGGCGCTGCACGATGCGGGCAACAAGGTGGCCATCATCGAGGGCGAGCTGGACGCCCTGATCGCCACCGCCTCGGGGCTCCCGGCAGTGGGCGCCCCGGGCGTGAACAACTGGAAACCCTACTTCTACCGGCTCTTCGACGACTTTGAGCGGGTCGTGGTGATCGGGGACGGCGACCCGGCAGGGCGCGAGTTCGTCGCCACCCTGGCCCGGCACATGTCCAACTCGATCCGGCGACCGATGCCCGAGGGCCACGACGTGAACACCTACGTCCTGGAGCACGGCCCCGACGCCTTCCTGGCCTACGTGGAGTGAGTGTCATGCCCGAGGAGAAGGACGAGACCAAGGCCGCATGGCAGCTCCTGCTGCCCAAGGCGCCCGGCGAGACCGACCGGCTGTACCTGGTGGTCACCTACCAGGAGACCAAGCTCGCCCTCTCCTACGGCGACGGCAAGTCCGAGGTGGCCGAGGGACTGCTGCACTTCGCCGCCACCCTGCTGCCCCGCTGCCACGTCGAGTACGAGACGCACAAGGCATCCAGCGAGATCGACACCGACCTGGACAAGCTCTTCGGAGATGAGTGATGGACGACCCGATCACACACCGCATCCTCCAGCCCCTGCCCAAGCTCATCACCTACATCGGCTACTGCTGCCGCGAATGGGTCCTCGCGGCCATGGTCCCGGTGGGCCGGTGCGGCCTGTGCGGGGAGCGACCCGAGTTCCTGCGAAAGGACGACGATGCGTAAGACGCTGACCCTGGACATCGAGACCAGCCCGCACCTGTGCTACTCGTTCCAGACCTGGAACGCCAACATCATGCCGGTCCAGATCCTGGAGCCCACCCGGATGATCTCCTTCTCGGCCAAGTGGCTGGGCCACAAGCGGGTCTACTTCCACTCCGAGTACGAGGGCTTCGCCCCCGAGGGCGTGAGCCGCATCGAGTGCCACGAGTCGATGGTGCAGGCGGCGTTCAACCTGCTCGACGAGGCCGACGTCCTGGTCACCTACAACGGCAACAAGTTCGACATCCCGCACCTGGGCCGGGAGTTCCGCAAGTACCACCTGGGCGAGCCCTCGCCCTACGTCTCGGTGGACCTCTACCGGGCCATCAAGAAGGAAGAGATCTGGGCCAGTCACAAGCTCGCCTACCTCACCGAGCAGCTCAACCTCTCGGGCAAGCTCGACAACTCCGGGTGGCGCCTGTGGCTGGGCGTGCTGTCCGAGGACCCCGAGGTCCGGGACAAGGCCTGGCGCGAGATGCGCCGCTACAACAAGCGGGACACCGCGACCACCGAGGAACTCTTCGAGGAGTACCTCCCGCAGATCAAAAACCTCCCGGCTGCCGCCCTCTTCGACGAGGAGATCTCGGGAGACCTAGCCTGCCCCAACTGCAAGAGCGGATGGATTCAGTCCCGGGGCTACGCCTACACCAAGACCCGGCGCTACCCCAGGTACCAGTGCCAGACGTGCACCAAGTGGTTCAAGGGCACCCGCTCCGAGGGATCGGCAGGCACGACGTGACCCGCGTCCGCATCTGCCTGGCCCTCCAGGACGACAGCCCAGGGGACCTGTTCCCGGCCCGCTGCAAGCTGATGCGCGGGCACCAGTCGCCGCACCACGCCACGGGCGGGTGGGGCCAGTCCATCCAGTGGACCAATGACGAGGTGGACCATGTTTGAGTTCTCTCCCGCAGACCACGCCGCCGTGTCCTCGGCGTCCAAGATCCTGCGCTCGCGCTACCGCGACTTCGTCGCCTACGAGGACGTGGCCCAGGAGTGCTACCTGTGGCTGTTCTCCAACTACCACAAGGCCGAGCGCTGGCGCGAGGACCTGAGCGAGCGGCACGCCGAGCGGACCCTGGTCAAGGCCCTGCGCAATGCGGGCGAGCGCTACTGCCGGGCCGAGAAGGCCGAGCGCGAGGGCTACCTCACCGAGGACGAGTTCTTCTACTCCATCCCCATGGTGGCCGACCTGTTGCAGCTCTCCTTCGACCCCGAGTGGATGGTGCCCAACGGGGTGGAGGTCGGGGTGCGCCCCTCCAACAACCCGCAGGGTGAGGGCGGCGACCTCAACGCCCTGGTGGCCGACGTGACCCGGGGCTACCGGACGTTGCCGGCCCACGACCAGGAACTCCTGGCCCGGGTCTACGAGCACGGCACCAGGAGCGCCGACAACGTGGCTGTGCTGGCCCTGGAGTGGGACATCACCACCAAGGCCGCAGACATGCGAGTGAGGCGCGTTCTGGGCCGTCTGCGGGCCTCCCTGGGCGGGCCCTCCCCCTACCGACAGGATGCCTGATGCTGAGTCGTGAGTTCACCGAGGAGATCGCAGCCCTGCTGCGCTCGATGGAGAGCGAGGTGCACCAGCACCCCGACCTGATTCGC